GAATCTGAATCTAAAGCGAGAGAGTCTAAAGATAAAACTAAATTTATAGATCTATGTAACGTCTGTAGGTACTACTCTAACCCCTATACGTGGCTTTCAGATGAAGAGATTATAAAAAAAGAAGATATTATAGTAGACAACAATAAGTAATTAGTTTAAAATATTACCATAGATTAAATTAAAGTGATAATCATTATAGTTAACACTTTAGAATCTTTAACCTAAGTTGATCTTAAGAGGACGAATCAATTTAGGTCTTTCAAAGTCCTTAAGGAAAAAATAATTATGATAACTGAAGGTATAGCAAAGTATGTCTATTTAGACAGCACTGAAAAATTCAATGGTGAAGATACTGAAAAGTACACTTTGACCGTTGCTCTTGACGATAAGAACGCCAAGGCACTAGAAAAAGAAGGTGTAAAGGTTAGGACCATTAAAACCGAGGATGGAGGGTCTTACAAAGCGAGGAAATTTTCTACGCGCTATAAGTTAGATTTTGATATGATCAAGACTGACGATGGTGAAGCCATAGGTACTGATTTCGGACCAGAGTCGAAAGTAAGTGTCTTATGGAAGGCGGGTCAAATTCATCCAACCCACGGCCTAGCTACATATCTTACGGCCATCAAAGTAACAGATCGTACTGAAGGCTATAAGTCTGCTGATGACGAGACGAATGAGTTCTTTAATTAACCCTTCTACTTTTGTAGAACATAAGCCCTGCCCTGCTTGTAGAGATACAGGCGGGGATAGGTCAGGTGATAACCTTTCGATCTATTCAGATGGACACGGTTATTGTAATGCTTGCGGACACTATGAGAAAGGTACGTCTACAGGCACGGTTAACTATAAGGAGCAAACAACAATTATGCACCCTACAATCACACCACGGGGTACTAAAGGATCTGCAATTAAAGACAGAAGAATTTCAGGGAATATAACGGCTAAGTTTGGCGTTACCGTGAGTTACAACAAAGAAGGTAAGATAGACAAACACTACTATCCATACTTTGACTCTAAAGATACAAATAACCTTATCGGTTATAAAGAGAGAACTGTCGCGACTAAAGAATTTCAGATCATTGGTACTAATAAAGGATCAGGGCTATTCGGACAAGTAGCTAACAGATCAGGCGGTAAATACCTAACTATCTGCGAGGGCGAGTTAGATGCACTATCTATAAGCGAAATGTTTGATGGTAAGTGGCCCGTAGTATCTCTAAAGAACGGATCTAATTCCGCCTCTAGAGATGTTAAAGATAATTTAGAATACATCGAATCTTTCGATAATGTCGTACTATGTTTCGATCAGGACACCGCAGGCTTTGAGGCTGTAAAGGCCGTACAGGATATTATATCTGTTGGTAAGCTGAAAGTTTGTAAGCTACCTATGAAGGACGCTAGTGATATGCTAGTTAACGGAAAGATCAAGGAGTTTACTAACGCTTGGTGGTCTGCTGAATCTTACACGCCTGCAGGAATTATTAAGGGCCAAGATACGTGGGAACATCTTTTAAAGGACGAGAATCTTGCCAATATTGATTATCCTTGGAAAGGTCTTAACAGTCTAACCTATGGCTTTAGGGCTAAGGAATTAGTAACTATTACTAGTGGCTCAGGTATGGGAAAAACTAGCGTTGTCAAGGAGTTAGAGGCTTACATACTTGATAAGACTGATGATAACCTTGCGATCATTCACTTAGAAGAATCTATCGAGCGTAGTGTTAAAGGTTTAATGTCTATAGAGGCTAACCTTCCGATACATATACCTCAATTTGAAAAGGAACTAAGCCTTGAAGATAAAAAAGTTTTATGGCAGAAGTCAGTAGGTGATAAGAACGTATACTTTTATGATCACTTTGGTAGTATGTCGGAAGACTCATTATTAAATGTAATTAGAACTTATGCTAAATCTTTTGATTGTAAGTGGATTGTATTAGATCATTTGTCTATTGTTGTATCGGACCAAGATGGTATATTAGATGAACGTAAGGCGATTGATGCCATTATGACTAAGCTAAGGAAGATAGTACAAGAGACAGGAGTAGGCTTATTCCTAATATCTCACTTAAAACGACCACAAGGTAAGGCACACGAAGAAGGTGGTCAGGTGAGCCTATCAGAGCTTAGAGGTAGTGCCGCAATCGCCCAACTTTCTGACATAGTTATAGGCCTAGAACGTAACCAACAGGCAGACGATCCTATAATACGTAATCAAACTACATTACGCGTTATCAAAAATAGATTTTCAGGATTGACTGGTAAGGCTTGCAGATTACAGTATGATAGTGATACTGGAAGACTAACGGAGGTAATGGAAGATGCCGAAGGCTTTTTTTGATATAGAAACTGACGGGCTTAACGCTACTAAGGTGCATTGTATATGTGCTATGTTAGATAATGACGAGCCTACTGTATACAACTTTATAGGAGGAGAAGCAAATGGACTTTTTCGAAAATGGTTGGCATCGGAAGATGTCGACACTCTTGTTGGACACAACATTATTGGTTTTGATATTCCTGTTTTGCGTAGGATTACTGGGATGGATTGGTCTTTTAATTTACGGGACACTCTCGTTCTTTCACGACTACATAACCCTAGCCTTGATGGTGGACACAGTCTAAGATCTTGGGGCGTAAGGTTAGGTAATTATAAAGATGACTATCAAGGTGGTTGGGAACAGTATAGTACAGAAATGTTAGAATATTGTAAGCAGGATGTTAGGGTTACTAAAAACTTATATCAACATCTTTCTGATCAAGATGAAGAAGCTATAGATATAGAACATCAGACGGCTGAAATTATTAAGACACAAACCGATAACGGTATGATACTTAATGAGGGACGTGCTTATGAATTACTGGCCGAGATGAAGGAAAAGGTACTAGACATAGAGGACGAGGTACACGAAAGATTTAAACCTCTGCCTGTATGGGTTGAGTTAGTACACCCTAAAGACAAGATGAAGAATAAAGATGGTACTATATCTAAACGCTATCAGGCTCAACTTGATAAAGGAGCCCACTTTAATGATTGTGATTGGGGTTACTTTGAGTACCCTGAGTTTAATCTTGGCTCCCGTCAACAGATCGCTAAATATCTTCAGCACTTCGGGTGGAAGCCTAAAGCGTTTACTGATAAAGGTAATGTTATTGTAGACGAAAAGGTACTTAAATCTGTAAGGATACCTGAAGCACAGTTGATCGTTGATTACCTAACAATTACCAAGCGTGTTGCTATGGTTAAGAGTTGGGTTGAAGCTATTAATGAAGATACAGGTAGAATACACGGTAATGTTAATTCTTGTGGTGCGGTTACAGGACGTATGACACACTCTAAGCCTAATTGTGCTCAAGTCCCTGCGACTAGGCACGATAAGAAAACTGGTGAAATCCTTTGGGGTTTTGCAGGTGGCTATGGTGCTGACTGTCGTGACTTGTGGACCGTCCCTAAAGGTTATAAGTTAGTGGGTTGTGATGCTAGTGGTCTAGAACTTAGAATGTTAGCACACTATATGAATGATGATAAATACACCAACGAGATACTTACTGGTGATATTCATACTGCTAATCAGAAGTCAGCAGGATTACAAACTAGAGATCAAGCTAAAACTTTTATCTATGCGTTCCTTTACGGTGCGGGTGATGCTAAGATTGGTGAGGTTTCAGGCGGTGGAGCCGGACACGGACGTATGCTTAAGAAGAACTTTCTTGATAATACTCCTGCCCTAAAACTACTGCGAGAGAAGGTAACTCAATCTAGCGAGAAGGGTTGGGTAACTGGGTTAGATGGTCGTAAGCTACACATACGCTCTCAACATTCAGCACTTAATACTCTACTACAGAGCGCGGGTGCGGTTATAATGAAGAAAGCGTTGGTGCTATTGGACACATATGCAAAACAGTATAAGATAGATTATAAATTTGTACTGAATGTACACGATGAATTTCAATGTGAGGTCATAGATGATCAAGCAGAGTTCTTCGGTGGCCTAGCGGTAGGGGCTATTATTCAAGCAGGTAAGTCTTTTAAACTAAACTGTCCTTTGGACGGTGAATATAAGGTAGGTGAAACGTGGCAACAAACACACTAGAAACAAAAGTAACATACTTAAAAAATGATACGGTTAAATTAGAAATGTCTATGGACGATTATAGAACATTACTGCAAGGGAACATTGACTTAAAAAGTGCAGTTGAAATGATGGGTGAATGTCATACCATTTACTTAGAGGATTTAGGAAAACTAGATACTCTTGAATGGAGAATGGCTAGGGTGCTTGGCTTTAAGCGTAAGAGAAGCCCTTCTACTGGCGGAGATGGTGGATATTACTTCGGTAATTATGTCCTTAGTAACCATATACACGCGGAGAAAGATTAATGAAAAGTACAGATACAGTAGTTAGCGACATATATCATATGATTGACACCAAGGAAATTCCTGAAGGTGTAGATGTCGAACAGATAGTCGAGTCATTCGGTGAGAAGTGTAAAGAAATGATGCGTAACAATATCACAGAGAGTAAGTTTGACAGGCGTAAACTTAGGATGTCTAACATAGGTAAGAAGGATAGACAGTTGTGGTATTCTTATAATGGCTATAAAGGTGAGGAACTTATGCCCCACACTAGAATCAAGTTCCTCTATGGCCACTTGATTGAAGAGATGGTACTAGCCTTAACTAAACTTGCGGGCCACGCCGTAACAGACGAGCAGAAGCAAGCTGAAGTAGATGGTATCAAAGGATCTATGGACTGTAAGATTGATGGTGTATTGACAGATGTTAAGTCAGCGTCACCTTATGGCTTTAAGAAATTTAAAGACGGATCACTAATTAATGATGATCCATTTGGATACATAGATCAAATCAAAGGTTATGCCCATTCTGAAAATACAACAGATGTAGGTTGGTTAGTTATGGATAAGACCAACGGACACCTGACATATCTTAAGTATGATATGGCTGATGAATCTCAATGGTATTGGTCTAAGTTAAACTTCTTCTCTATAACTGAAAGAATTAAAAACATAAAGAGAGTAGTTAAAGATGCAACACCACCAAAGAGATGCTATGAAACTATAGCTGATGGTAAGTCAGGCAATATGAAACTTGCTGTAGGCTGTAGCTATTGTGCTTACAAGCACGAATGTTGGGGCAAAGATCTTAGAACTTTTATATATTCTACTGGTCCACGTTACCTAACTGAAGTTAAGTTTACTCCTTCTGTCCTAGAGGTTGATGCTGATGGCAATAAAGTTTCGGAGTAAGCTAGAAAAAGAGTGCTATGCGGCACTAGGGAGTGACTGGAAGTATGAACCTTGTCGAGTAGCCTATACTATTCGCAAGAACTACACCCCTGACTTTGTTAAAGGTAAGTTCTTTATTGAAGTTAAGGGGTTCT